TATTCTACTCCTTCTTTAGTTTTAATTTTGTTTGTTACTTTAACTAATTCTCTCAAACAATATGCTGCTGCTTTAACTCTGCCGTGCAGTTTTACAAGTTCTATTAATTGTAATGAAATGAAATTAGGCATATCTCCTTTGTTTATTTTACATATTCCTAAAGTAAATCTCTTTTTACTATAATTCATATAAATGTTTAATATAGTTCCTGTAGAAAGATTTTCTTTTTGTTCATTCCACTTCTCATATACATATTTATAATTATCATCTAGTTCTGCGTATTTTTCTAAATAATCCTCATTTTTCCAATTAAGATTACTTGCATTATATTCTAAAATAACTGCCAACCTTTGTTTCTCTGTTAGATTATTTAACCAATAGACCTTGTAAACAGGCACTTTAGCTTGTTTTAAATCTTTTGCGGAGTAATATCTATGATGGCCTTCTAAAATGTTATTTTGATTATCTATCTTAATTGCATCTAACCAATTATGTTTACTTAATTTTTTAGAAAATCTTTCGACGTGGTTGTAGTCTAACGCTCTGTTTATTTCTGAAGGTTTTAATTTGTTTATATCAACCACCTCAAAAATTCCGATTTTTAATTCTTGTTTATTCATTGTTTCTGTTTTTTGTTTGCCTACTCTATTAGCTTTTCGGCTTCCGCTATTCTATAATATTATAATATTCCCCTCATTACATACTGGTCTAAATCATTATCTTCTTCAAAGAAGTATTTGTAGTCGCTTACTGCTCTATCAAACTTTTCTTTACCCTTTGCTATAAACTCATCAGTAGTTTCAAATATACCTATGTCTGTACTTGCTTTGTCTATTACAAGAAAGGTAAACTTCTTTTTGTTAAACAATCTTAAATACATATAAGCCTGTAAGTCGTAACCATATTTATCACACGAGTATCTAAATGAAGATAAGTCTGCTGATGTTTTATAGTCTATGATAGTATCCCCTTGTATAATATCTGCTTTGCCACGAAAAGGTAAACCTTCTAACATAGCTATTTCAGGTACTTCAAATTCACTAGTACTTAATAGTTGTAGTGCAGCTTCATTTCTTAATACAGCATCTGTTAAACGTTCGGCTGCTGCTTTTTCTTTAGCAAGAAATACTTCACCGTGTTGTTCTTTTGCATCTTTATAAATCTTTGTATTCTTTGTAGAAGCATTTACAAAATACAATTCATCTATCTTGTGTGGTTCTAATATCATCCAATGTGCTAACTTACCTGCTGCAAGTGCAGGACTATCTGAATTAGGGTCACCATACTTTGTTACGTTTCTATAAGTCTTTGGACTTTTAAGAATCATTTTAAGGCTTGAAGAACTTAAAGCGTGTTTACCAAGATGTCCGTAGTAAAACTCATCTTCATACATCTGTGCAAGTATTTCTTCTTTTGCCCAATGTTCACCGTTTAGTAATGTTATCATAGTTCTTTTCTTTTATTTAGTTCTTGTTTGCATCTCTTACGATATCCTTCCAAGTGTGAGTTATCGTTTACTACTTTAGTAAGTTCTTCAGTAGTCATTTGTGAGTAGTACCAGTTATCGTTCATTGTTCTTTGTTTTAAACAAATATAATAAACATTTTATTAACTACTGCTTTTTTCTTGTTTTTTTTCTAATGCTTCTATTTTATTTAAAGCAACTACTAAAGCCTGTTGAACTAATTTTAAATCGTATTGCATTTTAAATAATGTACTTTCTTTCATTTCTTTATAAATTATCTTTTGGTTTCCTGTATCGTTTGCTGTCCAGTTTTTATCTTCTTGCATTTCGTGCCATTTCTTTATTGAATCACTCATAGTTCCTTTGTTTAATTGCCTTAACTACCATTGCTTCTATTAGTCTTAATAGTCCGTATCCTAATGCTATTTTAAATGCCAACATCTATTCTTGTTTTTAGTCTTTGTATTTCTTCTTCTAATCCTTTTACTTTATCTTCTGCTACCCTTGCACGTTCTACTGCACGTATCTTATCTGTTCTGTATTCGCTTAACGATTGGTCATACAGTCTTTCATTACCTATTAGGCTATGTACATAAAATCCTACTTCTTGCCACGCAAAGTACATTTCATTTAATGCTTTGTTTTCAGGTTTTAACTTTCTTGATTTAATTATGTGTTCACCTACTAAATTAAAATTAGTATAGTATTCAGCTTCTTTAATATTGTTCAGTTTCTTGTTCATTTGTTTATAGTATTTCTGCGTCTTTAATATCTAACATTGCTATTTCTTTAGGGATTTTATTAGTGTTCCCAAATTGCGTTGTCTTATTATGGTATTGTACTTCCCAAACAGGATTAACAATATACAAATTAAATCTATATACACCTTTTGGTGTTGAATTAATGTACATAGGTATATCTAAATTGTCATTACACTTATTTATCATTGCATCATACTTTTTCTTTTCAATAAGTAAAGTGTCATAATGCACACCCCTACATTTTAATTCTATTCTATGAAAAGTTTCAGGACTGTAACAATCCCACCTGCTCATCTGTTTACGTGCTTTTAGTAAATCAGTATAACAACAGCCAGTAAGATATTTAAACAAGTCTTTTTCTTTCCAACCTTTCATTAAGAATATTCTTTAAATATGCGTTCTAACTTCTTCCATACACCATTTAAAAAACAAGAACTACATCCAGTTATTTCTTTCTTTTCTTTAAAGATTCTATTATAGATTGACAATAATTCTTTTTGTTCTTCTATTGTTACAGTACTAATGTTTCCTATTTTAATTTTAAGATAGTTGTATTCTTCTTCAGTTAAACACAAAGGCTTTTGATAAGGGAAGATGTGATTTAAAACTTTTTTTCTTTTAGAGCAGCCACAATCTTCACCTGCTAAAAACTTCACAGCTTTTTCAATTCCTGTTGCTTTAGTAATCTTTGCAACCGTATCACCTAAACCTTCGCTTTTTGCTTCGTGGTTTTTTTTCCACGCTTTATATACTTTGCTTCTTTTGTCACCTTTAAATTCTTCCATATCTATTTTATTAATTCGTAATCGTTATTCTTGTAATCATCCCAATCTTCACCAAACTTATCTTTTAATTCTTGCTTCGCAGATTTTAATGTATGGTAAATACTTACCCAACTAATCCCAGTTTCAGCAGCTATGCCACGTATACTTAAATTTGAATCCCTGTACAAAGTGAATAATTTCTTTTCATACCACCGCCAATCATTTATGTGTTCATCTATTAACGTACATATATCATTAAAAGCTACTTGTTCATCCATTTCATCAAGGTTTGGTATTTCTGTGGTGTTTTCTTCATCATCAAGATAAACTTTTTTAATTTTCTTCTTGCTATTGTAATATTGGAAGTAGAGCGACCTAATACAGAAATAAATATACCCCCTGCTGACAACACCGTTTTTAATAATCTTTTCTTCATCTGCATATTTATACAAAGTCAAATACATTTCTTGTACTAAATCAACATCATAGTCATATTCACCAAAGCTATTAACTATGCTTATCCACTCGCTATGTCTTTCAGCTACTTTAGCTAACCATTTAACTTCTTTACCCATATCACGTTTATACTAATTACCCCTAACAAACATTGCAGGGTAACTTCATCTTCATCTTCGTATTGTTCTTTGTGATATAAGAAACCAATCATTACTCCTTTAATAGGACTTATAATTATTTCAGCATCTTTAAAATGTCCTACCATTATAAAAACAAATGCCATAAACAATAAAATTCCTATTAATATCATACGTTTAATTTCTGTACTGGTTGTGTATTATGTATTAAATCTTTACCAAGATACTCAAATCCTACATTATTTACTTTCATTTTTAATTTTATAGGTTCTTCGTGTGGTGTAGGTCGTCCACCTGTTTCATTTTCTTTTACTTTTAAAACAGAAATGTTACTATACATCCAATCCTTTTTTGAACCTGTATAACGAAAAATACAAATCGTGTCATCCGCACGGTTACCCCACTTACCACCACCTTCTACATCACCTATAGATAAAGGTTTAGGTAATCCTTCGTATTCGTGTCCTGAATGATGAATGTTCCTTAAAGCACTCGTAACACCGTGAGCGTTTAAATATATAGTTGTGTTCCTTTTTTTAGCAAATAATCTAAATTCAGATGCTACTTGATAATCATAATCGTGTGAATTGCCTGTTAACTTTTGTAGTGTAGGGTCTTTACTTAAACTATTGTATGGGTCAATTAATAAAGCATCGTAATTCCAAGCATCTTTTATTTGGTTTGCTTCTTTTAATAGATTTTTATATGTATATAATTCATCTACATCTATAATTTTAAAATGATTGTTTGCCCATTCTACCGCTAATTTAATTTGGTTGTCACCTGCTTTTTGTATTGGTGTCCCCATTTTAAATTCTATAATCTTTCTTAATATACTTTCAGGTGTATTTTC